CAATGAACAAATCTCGTAAAAGATCGTTCAAAGTTTACAACTCACAAGGAAGATAATGCCAGCATGTGTTAGATCAGGTTTAGATGTTCATGTAGGACACGCAAGTCCAACACCTAATCCTTTTCATCAAACAGCATATACAGGTGGTTCGCCAAATGTATCAATAAACAGCGCTGCCTCGATAAGAGTAGGTGACTCTACAAGTTGTGGTGACCCTGCTACTGCGGGTAGTTCAACAGTTAGTGTAAATAGTATACCTATTCATAGAGTTGGTGACGCAACTGGTGGTCATGCTAGTTTTGTACCTAATGCTGCCTCTACTGGAAGTTCTAACGTAAACGCTGGTTAATCGTGTATAAATATTGGTATGGCCAATTTAAACGCAACTAACAATAGTAAACGTGCTACTAGACTTTACAAAGATTTAGATTTAGACTTTGGTAGAAATGTTGTTACACATGATGTAAACAGACTTACTGATGTTGAAGCTGTTAAAAGAAGTGTTAGAAACTTAATTAACACCAATCATTTTGAAAGACCATTCCACCCAGAGATTGGTGGTAATGTAAGAGCATTATTATTTGAGCCAATGACACCATTGACTGCTTTAAACTTACAAAGAAAAGTAGAAGAAGTGTTAAACAACTTTGAACCAAGAGCAAAGATAACACAAATTTTGGCTGATCCTGATATTGATAGAAATGCATATAGACTTGAAATTAAATTTTATGTTATAGGAGTACAAAACCCAATTACAGTAGAAACATTTTTAGAAAGATTAAGATAATATGGCAAGTAATAAATTAACAGTTTCAGATTTTGATTTTGATGCTGTAAAAGCAAATTTAAAATCATTTTTACAAGATCAATCAGAATTCCAAGACTATGACTTTGAAGGTTCTGGTTTCGCAGTCTTATTGGACTTACTTGCTTACAATACACACTACTTAGGTTTCAATGCTAATATGTTAGCAAATGAAATGTACCTAGACAGTGCTGATATTAGAAAGAATATTGTATCATTAGCAAAGATGTTAGGTTACACTCCTACGTCACCAAAATCACCTACAGCAACAATAGATATTTTAATGAATAATATTCCTACAACTACTGCTACAATAACAATGGCAAAAGGAACATCATTTACAACTTCTGTTGATGGAGAATCATATCAGTTTGTAACAAATGCTAATCACACACTAACACCTACAAATGGTGTTTACAAATTTTCAAATATACCTCTTTTTGAAGGTACTTTAGTTACATTTAAATATACAGCTGATAGTACAGATGTTGACCAAAGATTTATCATACCAAGTGTAAAAGCAGATACATCTACTTTAAAAGTTTCAGTACAAAATTCAGCTAGCGATACTACAACTAGCATATACGCATTAGCAACAGGTATAACAAGTTTATCTTCTACATCAAAAGTTTATTTCTTACAAGAAATGGAAGATGGTAAATTTGAAACATATTTTGGTGATGGTGTGTTAGGAACAAAGTTAACAGATGGTAACATTGTTATATTAGAGTATATTGTTTCTAATGAAGATGAAGCAAACGGTGCTAGTGCATTTACTCTATCAGGTAATATTGATGGATTTTCAGATGTAAGCTTAACAACTATATCAAGTGCTCAAGGTGGATCAGAATCTCAAGCAAAAGAATCAATTAGATTTAATGCACCGTTACAATACTCAGCACAAGACAGAGCTGTAACAACTGGTGATTATGAAACAATCGTACAATCATTATATCCAAATGCTCAATCAGTTTCTGCTTGGGGTGGCGAAGATGATGAAACACCTGTATATGGTGTTGTTAAGATTGCGATTAAAGCAGCATCAGGTTCTACATTAACAAATACAACTAAAACAGATTTAGTAAGACAATTAAAAAAATATAATGTTGCTTCGGTAAGACCAGAAATTGTTGATCCAGAAACCACATCTATTTTACTTACATCTAATGTTAAGTTTGATGAAAATGGTGCTAACAAAACAGCAGATACAATTAAATCAGATATATTAACTACTCTTAATAACTATAATACAAATACATTATCACAGTTTGATGGTGTGTTTAGATATTCTAAAGTTACAGGTTTAATTGACAATACAGATACATCTATCTTATCTAATATTACAACTTTAAAAGTTAGAAAAGACTTTACACCTACATTAGCAGCTTCTACAAAATATAACATATATTTTAGAAATGCACTATACAATCCACACTCTGGTCATAATTCAGCAGATGGTGGTATATTAGAAAGTACAGGTTTTAAAGTATCAGGTGATAGTTCTACAGTTTTCTTTTTAGATGATGATGGCGCAGGTAATGTAAGACGATATAGTTTTTCTGGAGCAACAAGAGTTTACACTGCTTCTAATCAAGGCACAATAGATTATGACACTGGCGCAATAACTATTAACTCTTTAAGTGTATTAAGTATAGAAAATATAAGAGGCGAAGCTTCTACAAAAATAGAATTAACAGTGGTACCTTCTTCAAATGATGTTGTTCCTGTAAGAGATCAAATATTAGAAATAGATACAGCTAATTCATTCATCACAGTAACTGCTGATACGTTTGTTGGAGGATCTGCTGACGCAGGAGTAGGTTATACAACAACTACTAGTTACTAATGGCAAAATTTACCAAAAAAATAACTAACCTTATAAATCAACAAGTACCAGAGTTCGTACTTGCTGATCACCCTAAATTTTTAGAGTTTGTAAATTCATATTACAAATTTATGGAATCCGCAGAGATTACTCTTGCGAACATAGAGATATCAGATGGTATTCAATTAGAAACAGAAACAGCTCAAACAAATAGTTTAATATTAGAAGGTTCTAAATTAGATACAGATAGAACACAATTAGATGCTGGTGATAAGTACGCTTTAGAAGATTCTGCTTTTGGAAAATTTGAAAGAGGTGAAATAGTTACTGGTCAATCATCTAATGCAACTGCTACAGTCTTATCAGAAGATTTGATTAATAATAGATTATTCATATCAGCACAAGATAAGTTTATACAAGATGAGGTTGTCATAGGTGCAACATCTACAGCAAGAGCGACTATATCTAATTATAGACCTAATCCTGTAAACAATATACAAGACTTATTAAATTTCCGTGATCCTGATAAAGCTATATCAAACTTCTTAACAAAATTTAGAAATGAGTTTTTAAATACATTACCAGAAACTTTAGATGGTAGTGTGGATAAAAGAAAACTAATTAAAAACATTAAATCAGTATATAGAGCAAAAGGTACACAAAGAGGACATGAAGTATTTTTTAGATTTCTATTTAATTTAGGTTCAGAAACAATTTATCCTAGAGAGCAAATGTTGAGAGTGTCAGATGGAACATTTGATACTAATAAAGTATTAAGAGCAATTGCTACTGTTGGAGATACATCAGAATTAATTGGAAGAACAATTACAGGGCAAACCTCTGGTGCAACTGCGATACCTGAAAATGTATTTAAATTTCAAATAGGTGCAAACACAGTAACAGAATTTATTTTAAACAATGATACTATTAGTGGCACCTTTGTAACAGGAGAAGAAGTTAGAGGTACTAAAACTGACGAAACTGATACGTTTATTAAAGCAACAGTCACAGGTATACCTGATATTGTTAGTATTACAAATGATGGTGGTTTATTGTCAGCAGATCAAGTAGTCACTGTAAGTGGTGCAGGAACAAGTGCAATTATACAAGTAGATAATGTAGGATCAGGTTCTATTACACAATTTTTAACTGATGATGCTGGTACTGGTTATGCCATAGGTGATAGTGTTGCCTTTACAAATACAAATACAAATGGTCTTGGAGCGATAGCAAAAGTATCAGTTGTAAATGGTGGTATTACAACAGAGAATGGAACAGTGGGTGCAACTTCGACAGATCATATTGTATTAGAAGATGAAACTGTAAGAGGCGATGTATATACAGGTGACAAGATAGTACAAGAAAGTGGATCAGGTAATGGAGATATTACAGATATTAGAATTATTAATGGAGGAACTGGTTACACTTCTTTACCATTAGGAACTGTAACAAGTAGTGGTGGTAGTGGAGCTAAAATTATTCCATATGGTGAAGAAATAGGAAGACTTCTTAATGTTAAAAAAATTGAAACAGGCGCAGGATATGAAGCGTCACCATCTCCAACATTATCTTTACCTAGTACAATTATTCTTAAAGATAAATCTGTTGGTAATTATACAGAAGGAGAAACCATCAGTGGTTTTAATTCTGGCTCATCAGTTATAACAGCAACTTTTGTATCATTTACTACTTCTAATAATATTATGATAGTAAAAAACGCTTCAGGAGAATTTGCTGAAGAAACTACAATAACAAGTCAAACATCAGGAGTGACTGCAACAGTTCTTAAAAATGATTTACCTACAGCAACAGTTACAGTAGGTGCAGTCGTAGATACTGCAGGTGCATTCGTAAATGAAGATGGACATATTTCAGAAACAACTATGAAAATACAAGATAGTTTATATTATCAGGATTTCTCTTATGTTATTAAAGTTGGTAGATCAATTACTGACTGGCGAGATAGTTTTAAAAAGACAATGCACACAGCTGGTTATTACTTTACAGGTCAAGTAGATATTACTAGTAAAGTGAACAACCAAATTAGAAGTTTCACAGGTGTTAATAGTGGATTAGAATTTGATCCAGGTATTGATCTAGTAATCAATACATTATTTACTAGTATCTTTGGTAGAAGACTAGGTACGGTAGATGATGGTACTACATTAAGAGGTACACCAGAATTAGGTGTTGATCCTGACTTTACAGATTCAACTACTGAACACTTTACAGCGAACACTAGAGATTTAACACTAAAACGTCACTATACAAGATCAATGAGATTAGGGTTTAATCCTATCACTATAAGAGGCTCTCTAAATAGATATGGTTACGCTTATTGTGGGCCAAGAATGAAAACAATTAACAAGTATGCAATAAATATGATGAGTGGAAGTGGTGGAAGAGCTGTGACAACAAATACTGGTGGTACCTTAGATAGTACGGTTACAACATCAATATCACCTATGCAAATGCATAATTGGGCGAATTTTAGATTGACTGGAACATACAATACAGATTTAGACGGCGAGATTGTACAATTCCAAGATATAACAAACGAAAATTTAAAAACAAATTTAGCATTACCAACAGAAATCGTTGAGAGTTAATGTATAAATATAACTGTAAAAAGAGGAAACAATGCCAGCAATAATAACAAACAAATTTAGAGTCCACAACCAAGAACAATTTGTGGAATCATTCACAGAAAGTGGAGCTAATATTTACTATCTAGGTATAGGTAGACCACAAGCTTACGCTACAGCAACAAGACCTGATGCAAGAACAGACAACTCAGGAACAGATTCAGCTCCTTTAACACCCGTTGATTCAATCGGAGATGAATTTTATACTTTTGACGATATGCTGGCAGCAAAAAAAGTCGCAAGTACAGATGTTTCTATTGTTATTCCTCGTAGAAATTGGGCAACTGGTACAGTTTACGATTATTATAGACACGATTATGGTAATAGAGTTACAGGTGGTACATCTACTCAAACTGCTAGTAGTGGTGCAACAAATTTATTTGATGCAACATTTTATGTTATGTCAAGTGCATTCAATGTTTACAAATGTTTAGATAATGCTAGTGGCGCTAACTCAACAGTAGAGCCAACTGGTACATCTTCATCTATACTTACAACTGGAGATAGTTATAAGTGGAAATATATGTACACACTATCTGCTGGTCAACAATCAAACTTTTTATCAACAGACTTTATGGCAGTGGCTACAAACTCAACAGTTGCATCTGCGGCAGTTGATGGTGCAGTAAATATTTGTAAAATTAAAACTGCTGGATCAGGTGGTACTAATGGTACACATGCAAATGTTCCAATTAGAGGTGATGGATCAAGTGGTGTAGCAACAGTTACAGTATCTGGTGGTGCAGTAACAGCAGTTACAGTAACAACTAAAGGTTCAGGTTATACATTTGCTTATATTAGAAACGCTGACATAGTTTCAGCTGGAGCAACAAGTTTATCAGGTTCAGAAATAGATGTTATTATTGAACCAAAAGGCGGACATGGTAAAAACGCAGTTACAGAACTAGGTGGGTTTTTTGTAATGATGAACACCAACTTTGAAGCTGGGGAGACTTCAAACACAGGTGACTTTACAACTGCTAATGATTTTAGACGAGTATCTTTAATGAGAGATATTAAGTCTGGTGGTTCTGCTGCAACGGCAACTACTTTAAGAGGTACAAAAGCTGTACTAGTAACTAGTCCATCTGGAAACTTTACAGCAGATGAAGAAATTAATCAAGCAACTACTGGCGCAGTCGGTAAAGTTGTAGAATGGGATAGTTCAAACAATATTCTTTATTATATACAAACAAGATTTAATGATGAGGGTTGTGACGCTAACGGTAATCTAACAGCATTCTCAGGAACCAATGTTATTACAGGACAAGATTCTAGTATAACAGCAACACCATCAGCTTCATCAACAACTGTTGATAGCGTTGTATTCACAAGTGGATATAATTCTGGTGAGATAGATGCTGACACAGGCGATGTTATGTATGTAGAGAATAGATCACCAATTACAAGAGCGGCCGATCAGACTGAAAACGTTAAATTGATTATAGAATTTTAAAGGGGAATTAAATGCCAAGTCCAACTGACTTTAATCTCTCGCCTTACTTTGATGACTTTAATGAAAGTAAAAAATTTCATAGAGTCCTCTTTAGACCAGCGTTTGCTGTACAGGCAAGAGAATTAACACAATCACAGACACTATTACAAAACCAGATTGAAAAATTTGGGGACCATATATTTAAACAAGGGTCAATTGTAATACCTGGTGGTGTAGCATTTGATGACAAATATTACGCAGTTAAATTAACTAGTATTGCTAGTGCAAATACTTTAGCTCAATTTACAACTGGTACAATTATTACAGGTGGTACTTCAGGTGTTGTCGCAGAAATAATTGGTACTGATGCTCTATCAGGTTCTGATCCAGATACTCTTTATGTAAAATACGAAAAAACAGGTACAAATAATACAGCGTTTGTATTTTCAGATGGTGAAACAATCACAGGAACAAATAGTGATAGTGTTTCGTTATCATGTGTATGTAGTACAACTGCTACAGGTTCTGCTGCGATAGGTGCTGCAGGTACTTATTATATTAATGGTTATTTTGTACAAGCAGATGCAGAGACCTTAGTATTAGACAAATACACAAATACACCTTCTTATAGAATTGGTTATACAATCACAGAATCATTTGTAACACCAAATGATGATGCAACTATAAACGATAATGCAACTGGTAGTTCTAATGTTAATGCGCCAGGTGCACATAGATTTAAAATACTTTTAACATTAACTAAAAAAACATTAGCGTCAACAGAAGATTCTAACTTCTTTGAAATATTGAGAGTTGAAGATGGCAGGATAAAAGGTCAAGCTAGAGCAACTGAATATAATATTTTAGCAGAAACATTAGCAAGACGTACATTTGATGAATCAGGTGATTATGTTTTAACTAATCCAGAGTTTGATATTAGAGAACATTTAATAGATGGTAATAACAGAGGTATTAACACAAGTGGTAATGGTGGTTTAGAAACTAAAATGGCTATTGGAGTATCTCCTTTTAAAGCTTATGTAAATGGTTATGAGGCAGAAATATTATCTACTACATATGTTGATGTAGATAAAGCTAGAGATACAGATGATGCCAATAACAATAAAACAAGATTTAATGTAAAAAACTTTGTCTATGTAGATAATGTTTATGGAACACCAGATATAAGTTTTGTATCAGGTGAAGCAGAAGCATTTAAAAATGTAAATTTATATAGAGATCCAACAAGTGCTAGAGGTACAGAAGTACCAACTGTTGGAGTTAATGTTACACAAATTGGTAGAGCCAAATCTCGTGGCTTTGAATATGTAACAGGAACAGAAACATCAGATATTTACGCAACTTCAAATACTTGGAAACATTTTCTATTTGATATGGAAATGTTTACACATATTGATTTAACAACAAGTGTAACATATACAACTGGTGAAAGATTAACTGGCGCAACTACTGGCGCAACTGGTATCGTTATGTCAGACACAGCAAAGAAAAGTGCGGCAATAGCAATCACAGCTGCTAATCCTTCTGTTGCTACTTTATCTTCTCATGGATTTGTAGATGGTCAACAAATTACTTTAACAGGTGGTACTTTTTCAGTAAATAGTGTAGTAAACTCTGGCACAAGGACTTGTGTTGTAAGAAACACTACAACAAATACTTTTGAATTATTTGATGCTGATGGAACAACATCATTAAATGTTACAGCTCAATCAGGTAATCCTACAGCTGCTCACACAACAGTTGTATTATCAAATGTACAGGGTTCTTTCTCTGCTGGTGAAACTGTTACAGGTGATTCATCAAACGCAAGTGGTACTATTCAAGCAGATAGAATTGGTTTTAAAGGTGTAACACCTTTTGTATTTGAACAAACAAAACAAATTGGTATGGCAGGTTCGCCTACATACACAGCAGATACTAAATTAGATAGTACACATGGTTCAAATACAGAATTATCTGGTAACATAACAATAGCAAATAGTAATTCTGTTATTACAGGTAAAGGTACTAAATTTACAACAGAATTAAAAGTAGATGATATTATTACATTTACAAATAATGCTGGTGTTACAGTTACAGGTACAGTAAGAAATATAATCTCACAAACAGAATTAACTTTAACAGCTAATGTAGGTGGAAGTGATGTTACAACAGCTGGTATCGCAACAAGAACAAGAGCTAAATTAAATAATCCAGAAAATAATATTTCTATATTTAATTTACCATATAAAACTATTTCAACTTTAAAAACATCAGCAAATAGTGGAGCAACTGATACAAACTTTAATGTAAGAAGACAATTTACATTGACATTATCATCAAATGGTGACGGAACAATTACAGCTGGTACTAACGAAACATTTAGTTCACAAGCTGATGACGATTTCGCAGTATCAGTTATGACAACTGGTTCTGGTGGAACAGGTGCCGTAGGTGATGTATTAAATACTTCAGGTAATAACCATGAGGGTGACGCAATATTTACATTAGGTGGTTCTCCAACTGGTAAAACATTAACACTAGATTTTGGTGCTAACTTCGCTGGTCATAAAATAAAAATTTTAGCAACTATCGCAAGAACAGTTGCTGGTTCTAAAACAAAAA